TGATTGCTTGTCTTTTCAAAAACAATACCGCTGTAGTCTCTATACTTGGTATTCAATTCGACAATGTTCTTTCCGCGAATTTCAGAAACAACGACATCAAGGCCTTCGCCACCACTCTTAACCTCATCAAAGAATAAAGAGTCATTTACCTTATAACGATCTCCAGGAGAAAGCACCTTGATCGATTCAACAACTCCAGAAGAAACTGTTTCGACAATTGCTTTTTGGGTTGCCAGTTCATAGGATTCTAAGATATAATCATTATCAGCCTTGGGTTCGCCAAGCAAATAAGGATATGTATTTCTGCTATAGTCTCCAGATTCAAAATCGAAGTTTGATTGATCTATCGAATTTCTTCCATACAGGTTCTCTATGATCGGAGTAGTTCTGTAAGATTGTCCGATGAAGTATGGATATTGAGGTTTTAAATTACCTGTAGTAATGTCAATCTCGGAAGTTGCAAAATATGCATAAACTCCATTGGGGAAATCGACGGTCTTACAGAACCTACCATTATGAGCGTCTAATTGACCAGATCCAGTGAACTGATAATCTTCAATGAAGAATCCATCATCAAATCCAACTGGACGATTCTCTACCAATCCAGTATTCAATGTATAACCAGAAGACAGTCTTACGATTCCAGAAGAACTATCTTCTGGATCGGAGTATCCATAAGAACCATAAATGGGATTTCCATCATAAGCCCATCCAATCAGAGGTGAGTGTACATTGACATCAGTGTCAAAGAATGCGGATCTCAGTGTATTGTTATATCCGAGAATGGAATACTCTAGTCCTTTGTTTACCTCGTTGCTGAACAAGAACTGTCCACCATAATCTTCAAATCTCTTGGTCTTGTTGATGGTGAGTTTTCTTACAGAAGTATTTGCAACAAGTCCACTTCCAACTGTTGATACTTTGATATTTGTTGTTGCTGGATCATATCCAATTCCACCACTTTGAATGATAATGCTAACGATAGATCCGCCACTTACAATGGCTCTAAGTTTTGCCCCAGTGCCAGATGTACTGATGACAGTCAGATCAGGTGCAGACTTATAATTCTTACCACCAGAAAGAATTTGAACCGAGATAATTTTTCCGTTAGAAACAATCGGATTTAACTGAGCCTCAGTTCCATTTACAACTGTTACTAAAGGTCTCTTATGGAAATCAACAATATCAGAACCGTAATCTGAACCACCTTCATACAAGAACAGCTGTTCAATGCTTCCACGGATGGATGGTGTTGCAGTAATTACACCAACTGTGTTTGCATATGCAACGTTGATCGAAACTGTTACGGAAGGATAATTAAACTCCTGATATCCAACACCAGTGGATGTAAAGTTTACAGGAATTCTTCTATCATAATTCGTCTTGATAGTTCCACCAACACCAGCATCGGAAAGTTGGAAATTATTAGTTTCAGAATTAAGGATATAATACTGATTGTTTATATTCAGTCCAGAAATGGAGGCTCCACCAGTAGCAGCATATGCAACTAACTCTCCATCCTTAAATCCATGATTTGCGAAAGTAATAGTATTCTTTGCAGTTGACACTCCAGTTGGATTTACTCTGAGTCTTCTGCTAGCAAAACCAGAACCAGGATTAATAACTCTGATTCCAGAAAGAGTCTTCTTCAGGTCAAAAGATCTGAATTTGTGAATACCACTCGTTCCTACGGTTGTAAAACCAATAGTGTTAATACCTGCATTGAGATCATTGACACTTTGATACAGATATACTGACTTGTTATTAATCTTTTGAATGAAGTAAGAACCTCCACTGTTCAGAGTCAGTCCAGTATCTTCATTACCACCTAAGAAAGTTCCAATACCCAGTGCAGGATTTCCGTTTCTATCATAAACAACCTGCTGGCCAGTTACGAAATTATGTTCATCCAGGAAAGTAATTGTTTCGGTTGAAGTACCAATACCACCACCGTAGACGCTATCAGCAGCATTAAATGCTACCTCTCGGTATCTGTTCTCAATGATTGGTTCTAACTGAGAGTTCTTTCCATTAGATCCACTTACGGATACAGAGAATACTTCTGTAATATCAAAAGTTTGTGGGTCTACAGACACACTCTTGATATTTCCCACAACGACTGGTTCAACAAGAGCCGTAGTTCCTGTAGAAACTGATGGATTTCCAATCAGCACTGTTGGTGGGTTTGTTACGTCATAATCACTTCCACCATTGAGGACGGAAACAGACTGTACAGGTCCGTAGTAGATAAACTCTTCAGATCTTGGGTTGAGAATCTCAACTCCATTACGCAACATACCAACTGGGCCTGGAGACGTTAAAGTCTTGTCACCAGACTGAAGATTTTGAGAAAGTGGGAATTTCTTAAGAAGAGCCTGTGGTTCAATCTGTTTATTTGCCTGAGATGCTAACGTAAAGACATGTGTTCCAGAACCACTAGGTAAGGAAGCAAACTTAACGTAGTCTTGTGCATCAATAAAAGATCTTGCAACACATAATTTGATTTTCTTAGGATCTGGTTGTACCTCAACAAAGTAACGACCTTCTTCGATACCAGTAAATCCTTCAACCATTCCAAGAGTGGTTGATGCTGTTCCAACAGTGTAGATTACCTCATCACCAGTGATGAAAGGAACGTCGGTATCAAAAGCCAGAACAGAATAAAGATTATCAGAGTCTACTTCCTGAACGCCGTTAGAAGATGCAGATCCTTCAGAAAGAGTTTTGGAAATAATCGGAGCAGTGATCTCATATGATGGGAGAGAGTTACTCGCAACAAATCCAAAAGTATCATCATTCGAGATGTAGGTATTTTGAATATCAGAGATGACTACTTCTTCTCCATTTTTGATGATATTATCGGCCGATGTTGCTTTCTTTACAACACGACGAATATCATACTTTGTTGATGGATTTAACGAAGAAACAATGCTACCAGAAAGAGTGCAATCATTGGTTGCTGTTACAGCATTATCAATTGTAATTTGAGCCGTTCCTAGAACTGTATTGCTACCACGAGCAAGAATCTGAACCGTATCTCCAGTTCTAATCTGTACCCTATCAAGTTCTAAGGCAAGAGTAAATGCGGAACCAGTAAAACTTTCAATCTGAACCCTATTTGTTGGGTTGTATTCCCAAGAATTAAAGAAGGTTTGTTCGTAAGACTTAACTTCTGGGTTAAGAACTTTCTTACCAACGTACTTTACGTTGATCTCTTCTCCAATATCAGCGTTTTGGTATGTTGAAGGAATATTGAATTCATTCAGAACACCAGTTAATCTAAGTTCGACTCTATTGTCCGAAACACCATTTTCAAATCCATAAACTACCAGATCTTCTCTGACATCCTCAGATTCATCAATGCTCTGAGTGATGCCAGAAACGCCTAGGAACTGGTTTACAGTCTTATCGGTATAGGTTATAGTATTAACACCTACAATCGCTGTTCCAGAGGCAGGGAACCCAATTGTAGAGTCAACTGTGATGGTATCTGCACTGGTTCCATAAGTTCCGATTACTTTGGACTTACCAGGCTGTTTGTATGATCCAAAGAATCCAGATGGAGGATTATCATAACCATAGAAAAGAGAAATCTTATAGTATCTCTTATTTTGAATAGTAAATGCTTCAACTTCGGAGATTGGAGCACTCGCCGCACCAACACCAGTTGAAGAATTAGCGTCTTGGAATAAAGTTTGCCCAACCAACTTTTCTGGATCTCCAGAGATTAGGTCAGCAATTAAAGTAAGTCTGTTTTTATAGTTTGCCGCAGAAGGCTTGTTGAGGAATTGCTCAAGATCTACAACTTTGGCATTAACATCATAAAGTGCTCTGAAGAGAATTCTAAAGGAATCTGTCGTTCCTTTTGCTTCGTAGAATCCTCTAAGAGATTTGATAAAATTGTTTACATTAAGAGATTTCGTAAAGTCCTGATCTTCTAAACCAGGAGCAAAAGAAATCTTGAGTTTTCTGAAAAACTCTTTGAGGAATAATGTACTGAGGTTATGTGCAATAACACCAGACTCATGGGGAATGGCCGAACTAGTCGAAAATGTTAAAGATTCGGAGTCTGTTCCAGATCTGTAAGATGTAATACCGCTGAAACCACGAATACATCCAGTAAAACTATTAGTTGTTACACCAGTGTAACTAATAATCTCTGTACCAATTCCAATAAGGCCATACTCGTTTGGAAATCCCTTAGTGGTGTCAACAAAAATAGTGGTATCTGTAGTAGATACACTTTGAGTTACACCAACTCTACCTTCGAGAACTTCTGGAGTCAGATTGTCTAATTTGACATACTGGTCAATATTTTCGAGCAGATCAACAGGTCCGCTTTGAAATTGTTGAGAAGTATAGTACTGTTTTAGAAAATCAACAAATAATGGAGACTCTGAAACGACGTACTCTGGGAGTTGTCCCTCGATCAGCTGGCTGATCTTGACCCGTTGATCAATTGCGGTCTCAATCATCTTACCTCGTTAATGTCCCGTCAACGTAATTTGGTGTTACTTGGAATCCAACTCCAGAAATCTGGTCTCCAGAGGAAATGGTGTCCTTCACCATATTTATTGTGCTATTTCCAACGTCAAAACTCAAATAGATATCCTTCAGACCAATGATATCATTAGAGAGAGGAACAGCTTGAATTTCAATTACACCATCGGGTTGTACAGTGTCCGTTATTGTAATTGAGTTGACTAAAATTTCACCTGTTTCGTAATTTACGATTCCAGCGTCTTTTCTAATGACCAAAACTTCATCGTTTGCTTGACGCACTACCGAGAGAACACCAGTCTTAAGATCTGCATTAGGAGTGTCTGTAAAATAGACAGTTTCTGCAACGCCAAGAATCTTAAATCCAGTGCTCTTGATGTTTCTGCCACTGGCCACTGCTCTAAATGCATTACCAAAGCACAATTCATACTGTGCTGTGCGATTCAGTTGAGATCTCATGTCTCTTCTGATGATCACTCTAGTAATGTTCGATGTAATTGCATCACTTGCACCATCAATTACAGATAGCACCTTACTATACTTAAATCTGCCACCAAATTTGTTTAAATCAATCGATTTCGAATACTGAGTGATACTATTCAGTGTTGTAGTCTTAAGATCTGATGCAGAAGTTACTTTACTTGCGTTGTAGTAAACATATGCATCAATCTCAACATAAAGAATCTTGAGATCGATGATCTTTTGGTTAATTCCAGCCAGTGAATACTGCTTTAGTTTGGAAAGAATCAATTGCTTGTTGAATTCGGAAACAAATGATCCATTTTTGGGTTTGATGCTGATAATGACGTTTCCATATTCAGGTGGATCCAGCTCTTCACCACCTACTACAGAAACAGACTCAGTGTCAGGGTAAATTGAGGAAATGATTGCTTCATAATCCCTCGTTGTAACCGCTCTGTATTGACTTGAGTAAAGTCTGGGAGCGAAATACTTGATAGACTCCAGATCTTCTACTTCAGCGCCTCCCTGGGCGCTTCTAGCGGCAACTACGGTAACTGTAGATGTGGGAATGATAGAAGCATCAGTTGCAGATCTTAAATCGGCAGATAAATCAAACTGAGAAGGACCATTTCCATCGGGGCCATCAGTTACAATGTAAGAACATGTAACAATTGTGTCATTTTCGAGTTTTTTGCCAAAAATTCCATCTCCAAAGAGAATTTCATACTTCTCATCCTGTACTTCCTGCAGGAGATAGATCTCAGAGTTGGCATTTACATTAAGAATGTTGTCAACAACTGTATATTCTCTTCCAGATCCAGATTCTGAAGGCCCTTTTACTCTAACTTTTAAGGTTGACGTGTCAATATGTGGATTATTGAGAATAAATCTCTGATCGAGTGATCCATTGACTCTAAATGACTTAGTTAAGAACGTTCCCTGATAAACTTCAACATCAGTGAACAGTGCTACTCTAGCACCATTGTCATCTCCAGCTGGATTTGTCAAAGGAGACGTTGTTGTAACGTCTGCTGGCACAGAAAACATGTACGATGTGTTATCGTAAGACCCAACACACACTAAACCTGCTTTCAGAGTACAAGTTCCACTGTCTCCGGTGAAAGGAATCGTAAAACTGACCGTTGTTTTTGCTGCCCGACGAGATCTGGGCAAATATCCAATGTTTCTAGCGAGAGAAACGACGTTTTCGCGTAAAGTTGCTGAATCCAAGAAGGATTCGTTAGCTACCATGTTGGCATTGAACGCCGAAATGTAGGTATTATATGCCAGAGTGTCAATTAAGACCGAAAAATTGGATCCTTCAAAGTCAAAATCCGTGAAATTGGAATTCGCACGGAGATAATCCTTGATGGATGCCTTAATTTGGTCAAAATCTAGGTTTGCAAACTTAGTGAGTGGCATTTTTTATCGCGTCGCTTCTAAAATGAAGGTAAATTCTTGTGCAGTAACAGATTGACCAACAATATCGAACTGAACTAACACTTCAAATTCGTTTTGATCTGGTCTTGGAGTCACAAGTACAGCAACATTGTCCACTCTAGGCTCATATGCATAGATTACTTCGTAAATTTGGGTCTCAATTGCTGATGCAGTACCATAGTCTACGAAGTCAAACAGCAGTCCTCTGATGTTTGTACCCAAATCTGACTGAAAGAACCTCTCTGATGGGATAGTTTCCACCAGATTTCTCACAGCACGACGAATTGCGTTCTCATTCTTAAGAATTTGAAGGTCCTTGGTCACCGGATGAGGCTTAAAGGACAAGCTAATATCTTTGAATGACTTACTTATCCTTGTTATAGCCATGAAAAAGACAAGAATCTGACTTATTTATGACGATTTTCCGTAACTGGGCTCTGTTCCATACTCCCAGTCATCATAATCTTCGTCATTTCTGATCTCTTCATGCAATAAAGTCTGCTTTTTGAGGTCATGTTTGCCCTCTCCAGCGATTTCTTGAAGGAATTGCTTCGAATCGTGTTCCATTTTAGCCTCCAAAGTTCTTTTTCTGTCACAGAACTTTTAAAAGGAGGTTGCTATCTCCACACTACTATTTAACGATCAATCTCTCTAAGTGAGTAATTGTCAGAATTTAAGTATTTTAGGATTTCTAGAGCGATCAACTTGGGATTTCCATCACCACAAGTGTAAACATCAACTGCTAAACACCCATTTTCGGGCCATGTGTGGCAAGAAACGTGACTTTCTGAAAGAGCAATGACGACTGTACACCCTTGGGGAATGAAACAATAAGAGAATACATTCAAAATTGTCATTTTTGCTCGATCAATTCCCGTAATCATGACTTCTTGAAGGTCACTTACGTTGTTAATGAGATCATAATCTACATCATACACCTCAAGAAGGAGGTGCTTCCCCATAGAAAAGCGTTCCAATTCAGTTGTCGAGCAAAAAATTTATTTAGACTGCTGAATTTTACTCAAAATTTCTGGATCCCACATGGAATAATAGTCAGTTTCACTCAAAAGTTTACGCATTTTTTCTAGATGATCCTTTTTTTGAATCAACATTAGATTGGCCTTACCAAAATTTGTCTGAATTCCTTCCAAGAACGTTGGTTCATCCATTCCATCTTCCAAAAATTCATAATCTGGATACATGGAATTGTATTGAATACGATAATCTCTTAGAACTTCAGACGTTAAGTATGGTTCGACAATAAAAATTGCGACATCCACACCCTCAATAGGGGAGATGCCGCAAATAGAATGTTCAATTATCTCGTAAGAAGCAGATTCTGCAAAGGGACAAACAGCGAAACCATTTAATTCAGGTCTCTTGAGTGAAATGTGATTGATCCATTGCAGAATCTCTTCGATCATTTTATTATTTTCCTTGACCTCTGTACTTCTTGCGAGCGCGATTCCGGGATGTAGCCGAGTAACGGGTGTTTTTTGAGTTACCCTGACAAGTCATTTTAGGCTTACCAGGTTGAAATTGAATGCTAGCGGTGCCGATTTTCGATTTAACAGCCATTAGTCCTCATAAGTGAAAATTTCATGCCGAAAGGAAGAAGGTGCGAACTTCGCCTCTTGAGTCATGTAGTACTCTTGGGCATAGAACTCCATTCTATCCATAAACTGATCCTTTGTCAAGGACTCATCTACGAGCGTTTCAGCGCCGCTTCCGGGGTCACGCTGGTAGATATTATAGAACTCCTCCTTGGGAGCAGTACGCTTCTTAATTTCCATGATCTTAAATAACGCGGGGTTTTTCGTGGCCAACGCGGATACGAGGATCACACCAGATCTCATAACCTGCTTCTTTGGCATCGAGACAGAACGACACGTCTTCTCCACACATATCCTGAACATCGCCAGATTCGAAGACTTGCATCTTCGGAGCAAACCAGGGATACTTCATCTCAGGATTCTCAAAGACTCCGTGCTTAATCATCAACCATCCGAAACCTGCATAGTCCACGGTGAATGGTTTGTGACGGTTCTTCATCGTCTCCAAGGTCTCGTGATTCATCACACCACCATTCTTGGCGAATGACTCTTCATCTAACCAATGAGCTACCGAGGTGGTCATGCCATCTTCGGTACAGTACCAACCACATGCAATGTCCTGATCCATCAGAACAAGTTGCCAGAACTTCTCAGTATTGAAAACAATATCAGAGTCAATCCAAAGTTGATAATCATACTTCAGTTTGCCATCCCAGGGAATCTGGTCAGGGCCACGCAGAACATTAGCACCAAGGCACTTACAACGTGCGAAGTTTACCATGGAACTATAATCTTGAGAGATCTGAATCTGAGCATCAGAATGAACCAGATCAAAACAGAGTTGAACAAAGTTCTTCAAGAACGTGTAAGAGACACCTCGACCGGGAAGACAGAACACAATGCTCTTGCCTTTTACCATCTCTCTTGCTTTATCATAATCCCATTCAGACTCTGATTTCCTGATGGGAGTCTTCGCTTTTACTGTAAATCCTTTCGCCATGAGTAATAGTGTACTTCAAATGAATTATAACCTATATTATGTAGTCTGTCAATATGAGTGCTCTTCTCTGTCTGGGACATTTTGAAGAACTTCGATCTCATAATGTTTGTTAAAAATTTCTTTTTTCTTGATTATCTCTTCCAGTTCATCGACATTAAGGTTATGAGCAATAATCGCATTGGCCTTGTCGTAGATGTGGAAGACTTGATCAGTCATGATCATCTTATCCCTCCTTCGAGATACTCTGCTATTATATCAGAAATCTTCGTATGTTTCTAGGTCGGTTACGATAAGTTCATTGCCGTCTAGAGAGACTACAACTTCTGTCCCATCGTACCATTCGAGCTCATTGACAACACTCTCAGGTAATTTAATCACATAACTTCCATCTATCGGATCAACCTCTACGACGGAAATTATGGGTCCGGAATTTTTTTGCATTCGTGGATCCCTTTTCCCATTTTCGTTTATATAGGTCTTTCGATAACTCACTCGATCTGGGTCGTTTATAGATTAGGGGAGTCAGCTGTTTTTAAACAACGCGGCGCGTATAATAAACACAAAAAAACGCGGCAACTGTCATAACAACTGCCGCGCTCTTAAGTATAACCTACATGTCCTTCCAGAGCATACTCATCTTCCGAAGATCAGGGGATGATGTAGCCTTGAATGAACGGGTGCTGAATGTAGCCCTACCAATGCCATCTCTGTGAACTGACTTACTCTTAACCCACGCAGGGCGAGCATAAGACTTAGCGGAGACTTGGATTGCCATGGTGATAATCAGAAGGAGTTCAGAAGGGATTGAGTTTCGGCAGAGATCTGCTCTTTGGGGTAATAGTCGTCCTCCACAAGTGCAGCGACTAATTCATCCTCAGGAAAGTCAAAGATCTCAGCGGGAAGGTCAACGAACTCAGTGAACATTGTGCAGGAAAGTGTAGTGAACAGGGAGGAAAGATCAGGCGAGGCGCATACCAGAGAAGAAAGGAATGTCGCCGCCTTCCTGTGCAACGAACCATTGAAAGTTCTTCTGAAAGACACACTCTCCAGGGATGCCGTGCTCACGGAGAATAGCATTCAGGCGGGACTTTGTGGTGTTGGATTGCCAGCCACCATCAAACAATTCGATCCAGGTTTCACCAATCCGAGCGATCAGATTACCATGGAGGAAGACATCAGTCACGTTCGAACATGTGATGACTTCAGTGTTAGCAAGTTTCCAATCTTTGCCAGCGGTGATAGCGGCGTTCATCAGGCGTTCGATCTTACGCATGGGATGGAAGCGGAGGAAAGGTGAGGGAGGGAGGCGTCCCCTCCACTCCTTTAAGATATCAAGCCCAGGGGGGCCTGTGGGGGATTGGTGGACAGTTTCAGAATTGGGGCAGTTTGGCCACGGCCTCCTCCTCGTATCGGTCAGCATAACAGCCAGCATACCACCAGCCCTCGTGGGCTTGGATTTGGCCGGCATACACGCTCTGCACGTCCGTTTGAACGTGGCGGGGAACGTAACGCATCTCCCGGGTCTCAAGGTCGGAGGCGAGTGAGAAAATTGCCATGGGGTCGGGTCGTTTGCTTTGGTAGTCTACAGGCTGGGGGAGGGGGCTTGACTGCCCCCGTTACAATGGTTCACAGTTCGGCCATCATCTCATTCATCTCATCAGCATCGATCGCGACGCTATCCCAGCGGACCCCATCGCGGGTCTGAACCAGGTGGCGGCCGATCTGCCCATCGGTCATGCAGCGCACGAACTTCTCCCAGGGGGTTTCGTCGTCGCCACAGTACTCTACACACGCCTTAGCGGTGTTGTAGAGGAATTCATCGTTGCCGATCCACAGGGCGGCATTCCAGGTTTCGTAGGTTGCCCAGCCGTTGTACGTGGGGAGGGTTGCGGTCATGGTTCGTTTCGTTTGAACTGTGTTCAGTGTACAGGCTCAGGGTGGGGTCAGTGTGCCAGGAGGGTGCGGTTTGCCCACTGTCCACGGCTCAGGTCGCGGTTCATCATCAGGGGCAGCATGTCACGGCGACGGCAGGGATAACCACCAACCTGGCCGGACTGCCACTTGACGATGGCCGTACGGGTCAGGGGCGACAGGATGATCACATCACAGGCGGCGCTGCCCTGGCAGTCCACATTGATGAACACGGGCAGGTGATCCAGGAGGAAGTTCAGCATGGGAGGCGGTTCGTTTGAACTGAGATCAGTATAGGGGGTCAGCGGCGGATCAGGTCGCCTGCAGTGTACAGTGCCTCTGCTGTCACAGTGCGGACGGGGCGGATCGGTTCCCAGAGCAACCACAGCAGAGTGCCAGCGATCAGGAGTTTGAGCATGGTAGCACGGTGAAAGTCAGCAGAGCGGGAGCGGGTCAGTGCTTTGATCATCGTTCCAGTTGTGCCAGGGAGGAGGGGGCAATGTGAGAGGGTGACCCACAGGAGCGGTAGAAGTCTACCATGCTCTCTGCCTCCTCCTTGGTGGTGAACCACTGCGACCGCCACTCACACTGATTGTAGGGGGTCTGGTAACGGACTTCGAAGCGCATTGGGTTCGCT